ATAGCGAAACAACTGCCTATTAAGCCGATTGTTTAGCCGTTGTTTTTTGAAAGGGATTAAATCGCTAAAATTCATTTGCAAATATTTTGTTACAATTTACGCAATTTTACAAAAAGAAACGAGAGCCTATCAAAACTCTCGCAACGGAGATAAAACTTATACATTACACAATATTAAATTCTAGCTTTTTACGGCGCAGTCTGTCGGTTAATGCGTATCTAATCGCATCAATACCGTGATTGAAATCGTCTATCGGTTTATTGGTTGCCTGGCCGTGTCTATCCTTTGCCCAAATATACGAAGAAAATTCTTCTATTAGATTCTTACTTGATGCGTGTATGTTTACCCGATAATCATTTATCCTCTGTATGCCATACATAATAGAATCTTTTCCTTTCTGCGCCGGCGATACCCAAATACCCTCTCTCTTTAGTTCTTCGATGCTCTTAGGCTCGGCGCTATCTGCTATTATTTGATCCGTTATCTCTAATCCCTTAACTAAACGGCTAATATCTTGGTTGGTAAGTCCTTTCCGGTAGATGTGTTCTCTTACGTATAGCTCACCGTGTGCAAATCTAATCTCTATCAGAGTAGTAGGATCGTTAGTAAACCCAAAGTCCATTCCAAAGGCTCGCCATTTATATTCAGGCCATTCGTTAGTTATCTTAAAATTAGGCAGAACTAATCCCTCTAGCCTTCCAACCTCACCGAGTCCGTACACCATCCACCGATATTCGTTAGCCGTGCCTCTCCTAACGTTCTCAGGTGTTGGCTCATAGCTCATAATCTTATCTACTATCGAAGGAGATAGATGCCTAATGTTATCTCTGAAGGTTGTGATCACCCATTCTACATCATCTCTACCTTCTAGCTTATCGTGCGCCCAAAATCTCGCCGATGGATTAAAGTCGATAATTGTTTGCTTAGTAGTACGAAGGTTAATCTGTTCAAAGATACCGTACTTGATAGCATTAGCCTCATTGAAGAATGCTCTGTCTCTCTTACCTGACCTGGCATCATACTCATCCTGGAAGGATTTAAACTCTAAGACTGATCCATTTCTGCTTCTGAATAACCTATCGGACTCATTGAGATATGGCCACCAGGCTTTAATCTCTTCGTTGTCTGCCCAAATGTTCTTAGCATCTCTATATGCGCCGGACTTTAGATTAGGCACATCTTCAGCTACTACCGTAATTACTTCGTTGTCATTCTGAACACCAATCCCAAAAAGGTATTGAAGTATGCCGTATGTCTTTCCTGATGATGTTCCGCCTTGATGTACGACAATAGGCTTATCAGTTTCAAGACTCGCTATTATCTTTTGGTTTACTTCCATCTACTATCTCCATTCTTATTGCCGGTAGTGATCCGCTATGTACTTGCTCTTGCTTGTCGCTCCATTCTCTATTCTTGAGCCAAAATATAGAGCCTCCTGATGCACCTGAGTATAGGTTAGCTTCGTGCATTGATTCTATTCTTAGAACTGCCTTTTTAATAGTGTAAGAAAATTCTACTCTTTCTTTGTAATCGTATAGGCTTTGCCTGCTAGTAAAACCTAGTTCTAAGGCTAGTCCGGTAATGGTAGGCTTTTCCGGATTCTTAGTAAAGTAAACCTCTATGGCCTGCTCTAACTCTTCGGCCGTTTCGTATTTAAGAGGCCTGCCGGCTTTCATTATAGAGAATTAAGTATCTCGTTTAGCATCTCGGTAAACTGGGTTAATTGGTCAGGTGTTACCCATCCCATAATGAACGCAGTTGTTAATGCTATCGCCACAGTATTGCGGAGAGTAAACGCTTCAAGAAGTTCGCTTTTAGTTTGATTCCACTCTCCTGCAACGATTGCCTTGAGTGCTTTGCCGATGAATTGGTTTGGCAATGGCAAGATGTCGAGTGCGCCGTGCAACACTTGTCCGGCTTTGTTTTTTCCTTCGGCAGTTTGTGATATGATACGTACAAGTTTCCAGTCTTTGATTGGTTTTTTCATCTCATCATCTCCGATATTGCATTGAATAAAGCACTAGAACCAAGTCCTGCTCCGGTTGCCCAAGCGATAATCTTTTGCTTGAATTTTACTAACTCAGCTATCTGATCCGAGTTTTGACTTACTTTTTTGACAAGGCCTTCTTGACCAAATTCGTTACCTATGAGGGCTTCTTTTATTTCTTGAACGTCTTTAGCTAGTACCTCAATCATAGTCTCGAGTTTACGGATGTCAAATTTAACTTGATCTAGTTCTTTTTGCATAATAGAAAAGTTTGTTTGACTAAAGTTACGAATTTTTACAATTCAACGAAACTGTTTTACAAGATCGTGTAAATCTATTATCTCCCACTTAACAACATCGGCGCTAGATATGAACAGATGTTTTCCGTGAAACTTCTTGTCTATGTGAAAGCCTCCGTATGCGAATAGTTTTCCAGGAGGATAATAACAAATGCGATTGATGTTTGGATTTGAGTATAGAGCTAGAAGCAAATATAGAAAGTTATTAGGATCAACAAGCACCGGTCTCAAGTCGATTGCACCCGCGCCGTTAAAGTAGTGTTGAGATGTTCCATTTCCCCATCTAACCGAGTCAGTTATCTTTATAGGATACCCTACTAGAGAGCGAACCTTGTTAAGCTCGTCAATCCAAGTCTTAATCTTTGGGATGATTTGTCTTTCTGCTACTTGCGGATGATTGAGTTGATCGTCTGATATAAACTCTGTAAGACTGAAGTAACTCATTTGGCCTCCATTTTTTCTTTTAATATCATTATTTCTCGCACAACTTGAAAACTAGCATACTTTGCTTTTCCTGATCTAAAATAATGCAATCGGCTCATAGTTACTCCGGTTTTTTCCATTACTTTCGTTAGGTTTTGATCTTGTAGCCAATCCCAAACCTCCTGCTCTTCTCTCATCGCTTGTAGCATCTTTGACTCCAGTAATCTGATTTTAAATTGTTAATACGTTGATCCCTTTTATCTATTGCGTAGAATATTGCAGTTATTGTTAGTATCATTCCCAGTTGTAGGGCCATAGCGCCGAAGGATTCGGTTTCTAAGGCTAGAACGATTAAGAAGGTTATAGCTAGTATCGCTTTCATAATACCTCCGGTTTTTCGTTAAATTCGTGTTTGATTGTGTTCTTTATTCGCTTGATAAATCCGCGTTTGGTTTCGTGATCTACCGAATAGTACGAAAAAGTATTCTCATTCCCATCGTACCGGCACACCGCACAATAGCGGAGGCCGTTTGGCATTGATATGTTTTTTACTTGCATTATAATCATCGTATGCCTCCGAATGAACGGTAATAATTTGTAATGATGTTCACGTTTTTGATATAGTCTTTCTTAGCCTCTCGGATAGCCTCCTCATATTCTTGTTCCGCCTCGTGTAACTCTCCGTAATAATTTACAGTTTGCATATCCTCCTCCGATATATCCTCCTTATCGGTTGCGGTTCGATAGTCAAATTCTAGTTTGTGAGATGGCTCTCCATCCGTACCGGCGAGGTAGAACGTCATAGTTTCCTCGTCTAGTATCATTTGAATGCTTGTTAAGTGTATCATAGTAGTGTAATTATGGGAGGCCGAAGCCTCCCGGTTTTTTGTTTAGTATTTAATTTATGATCTATAATCCAAAACTTATTGGAGCCATTTCGTAAGGGAAGATTCTACCATCATCTTGTAGGTAGTTAATATCTGCTATCTCGTATTCATTAGCACAAAGGTAATCAGATGATACTCTTCTTACATGCTCTAATCCTCTTAGCTTTCTTAGATACGCCTTGATCTCTGTGAAAGAGCCAACCATTACGATCTCCCAAGGCTCGCCCTTGTAGTTAGAATCTTCTTTTGAGATGATTCCTCCGGTAGCGCATAGTAGTTGATTTGCGTTTTGTAAATCTCTAGCCTCCCTTCGTTTTTTGTAGTCGTTGCTTCTGTTTAGTTCTCGATACTTGTTTCGTTTTTCTAGTAGTGTCATTTTTATCTCCATTAAAGAGAGGCCCGAAGGCCTCCCGGTTGTGTGTTATTTTTTACGGTTCTTTTTATAACCAATTCGGCTTGCAAACTTATGTGATTCTCTGTCAAGCCTAGCATCTTCTAGTTTTACGTGATATGAATAATCATTCATATAGTTTTCTATCTCTTCTAGTTGTTCTTGCAACTCTTCAATTTTGTTTTTTAAAAGAATGACATCTTCTTGGTCTTTAAGTATTTCAAGAACCGTAGAGTAAGCTTCTGCACGCCCTACATAGCCATGATAGAGTTTAACTTCAACGAATGCATTGTGGTCATTGAAAATATCAATCTCTTCGCTACCTATGTCATTTATATTATCAATACTATTGTGTTGTGATTCTCTTGCATCTTTTAGTAGTGCCTCGATTCTTTCTGTAATTGTTGTCATTGTTCTGTGTATTTGTTACTGTGTTTCTTAATTCACAAGTAATATACCACACTCTACAATCATTGTCAATAGATTGTCAAAAAATAAATGTAAATAATTGTAATGTTACCAAAATAATCAAAATAGGAACGGTCGTTCCTGGTTATTAAGTAGATAATTACTATGGTGTGTACCAATAATTGGTATAGTGTACACCAATATTTGGTGTCTAATAAGCGCAATGCTAGGATAAGCTAAGGGTAAGGTTACTCTATGCTAGGGCTAAACCTACGCTCATACTCTGAATCTAACCTATTAAAGTAAGAATCGGCTTTAGTACCGGAGAAAAGAACGCCCTTGCCAAGATTATCTCT